AACAAACAAGTACTACTAATTTAAATCCGTCAGGACTTAATAAGTTAGAGAATGGAAAGTGTATAGTATTTAATTCATCACCAAGCACTACAACTGAATACAACGGTGCTTCGCTTACAGATGTAATTTATGAAGGAGCTTAAAAAATTATCCGACAATATATATTTAGTTAATCTCAAGGCACAACAGGCCCCTGAGAATTATTTAAACAAGTCAAAAGGTATTATCTCATGGGGTAAGAAAAATGATTATCCCTCTTACTTACTTTATTTATATGAGAATCACGCGGAACATGGCGGTATTATTAATGGCAAGACGCGCTATGTTGTCGGTACTGAAATCGTACCAAGCGTTGATACTAACGAAGTTAAAGCGTTCTTAAGTAAGGCTAATCCTTATGAAAGCTGGTTTGAATTATCTAAAAAATTAAAAAAGGACCAAACTATTTACAATGGTTATGCGGTTAAGGTAACTACTAACATGCTTGGAGTTCCTTTATACTTTGAGCATATAGATATGGGGAGATTAAGGGTGTGTGATGATTTATGTTCGGTTAAATACTCCGAAGATTGGTCCAAGTATCACACTGACTCAATCGAATATCAATTATTTGACTTTGCTAAAATAGGCACCAAACAGGTAGGTGAGTTTATTTATATTTATAGGTCGTATTCTCCGAAGGTAGATAGTATTCAATCAGCGTATCCTAATCCGGAATACCTTTCATGTATTTTAGACATCGACACGGATATCGAGATTTCACAGTTCGGTAATTCACTTATAAAGAATGGTTTTAGTGCTGGGCATATTATAACAATATTCTCAGGCGAACCAACAGAACAAGAAAAGGAATCCATTAATGACCGTTTATTAGAGGCCTCAACGGGTTCTAATCAAGCCGGTAAGGTGTTAGTATCATTTGCACCAAAAGACGGTAAAGGGGCTGAAATCACTTCCGTTAACGTATCGGATTTAGACAAACAATACCAAGAGATAAGTAAAAGAAACTTACAGAAAATCTTAACAGGTCATAACGTACCGGGTGTTCTTTTTAAAATACAAACAGAGGGCAAATTAGGTCAACGTAACGAACTAATCGAAGCGCATGAGTTATTTATTAACGAGTACGCAAAGCCTGAACAGATGCCTTTTAATGAGCTTTTAAAGAAGTCCTATAAAGCACGTTCCGGTCAGGATGTAGATTTTGAGATTAAACAATTCGAGCCTATTGGTTTAGAATTACCTTTGGAAAATCAAAATATTATTAACTTATTACCTAAGGAAGTAGTTGTTGATTATATAGTTAAAAAATACGGATTGGATTTAAATACTTCCGTTACTCAACCAACCAATGTACAGCCAGTTACTCAAGTTAACGAAGCTTTAAAAGGCTTAACAGGTAGACAAATGCAAAACCTAATGAGAATAGTTAGGAAGCACGAGAGAGGGGAATTAAGCAAGGACCAAGCGTTAGTATTAATTAAAGGAGGCTTTGGGGTTACTGATTCCGAAGCTATGACCTTATTAAACGCTGCTGAAGATGTTAAATTCGCACTTCAAACCAAAGAACAAAAATTCTTTGAATTGATTAACAAATATGGTGTTGAGTTTAGCGATGACCAAGTTTTAGAAATCGAAGATAACAGAGTTCAATTAGCATCAGGATTTAACCTTAATTCTTTACGTAATTCAATTTTAAACATATTTAAAGGTAATCCCGATACTGAATCAAGCTTTTTAAAAAGGCTCTTTGGAATAGGCTCTAATGACGTAAATAAGCAAATTGATTGGTTAGAGAAAAAAGGGTTAGTAGAAAAAAAAGATGGTTCATACTATCCAACCGAAAAGGCTTTAAATAAAGAAACTAACGAAATAGACTCAGAGGTTGTAACGCTTTATACTTATGAAAAGCGTGAAGATGTTGACGGACCAACAATAAAAGACACCACCCGACAATTCTGTAGGGACATGTATAATAACACTCATAGAGCTGGTAAAAAAGTAGGATTAAGTTACGAAATGATTGATAACATCTCTAATGAGTTTGGAGAGAATGCTTGGGATTATAGAGGTGGATGGTATAACGACGGAACAGATACAACACCTTGGTGTAGACATGTGTGGCAAGGTCAAACAATTTTAAGAAAGAAATAATGGCACTCTGGATAGGACAAGAATACTTAAAAAGCAAATCAGTAATAAATGATAACGCTGATTTTCAAATATTAAAACCAATAATTCAAGCGGTTCAGGATTTATTTATTGAACCTATTTTAGGTACTAAACTTTACAAACAAATAGATACTCAAATAACAAATAACACTTTAACAGCAGCTAACCAAACGCTTCTTAACGATTATATCCTTAAGTGTATGTTATGGTATGTAATGGCTGAAAGCTCTAAGGTGTTTAAGTTTAGATATACTAACAAAGGTATAGTAGTTAAAACAGGCGAAAACTCCGAAGCTATAAGCACGGATGATTTAAAGTTTATTGTAGATGATTGGAAAAACTACGCTGAGGTATACGCTGAAAAAACTATAAACTATATCGTACAAAACGAAAGTAGCTATCCTGAATATTCTAACAATAACGGAGTGGATGAAATACTACCGAAAGGAAGTGGATTTGATTCTCCATTTTATTTACCTGACCCATTTGTTAAGAATTGGAAGGATAGAAAAAACGCAGGAAACTTTTAATGAATAAAACGGATAAAAAAATAATCGAGTATCTTTTAAAAACTAAATTGAGTGCTTACATTAAACCAGATAGTCAAGAAGTTAGAAACATTCGCAAACGACCACAAGCAGCTAAGCGGTAATTTCCTCTTTGGTCAGTTTTACGATTACGTGGCGAATAAGTCAGAGCATTACCCTGCTATGATTGTTTATTTACAGCCTAACCAATTATCCGAAAATACAGATACATATACTTTTCAAATTACAATTTGTGACCGTTTAAAAAAGGATGATACTAACGAAATCGAAGTATTAAGTGATACTAACTTAATCGCTAAGGATTTAATAACATACTTTAAGAACTCACCAACGGAACGAGATGTAATAATAAATACTTCAGTTACTTTAAACGACTTTTCAGATAGAGAAGATTCGGAAACCGCTGGATACTTTTTTGATATAACATTTAGACAAAATTTTGATTATAACTATTGCGACATACCACTATGATAACTAAAACAACTATAACACGTCCAAACGATACCACTGCATACGCTACCGGAGATGTAATAAATGCGAGTGGCTCAACAACTCCTATTTTATTGGATTTAGGAAAACTTACAAATAATTCATTTGTATTTCAAACACATTTAATAAGCTCAAACGCTTCAAGCACACCAAGTATTGATGTTTACTTTTTTAGTGCATCTTTTACTATTGCTGCTGATAACGCTGCTTTGGCTCCAAGTGCTGCTAACTTAGGTACTTATTTAGGTAAAATCAGTCACACCTCATGGACTGCATTTTCTAATGGTAAGATATCAAGTGCAAAAGCTGATGCTCCGATAGGACTTCAGGCCATAAGTCAGTACTCAGGTGGAACAACTTTAACAACTGATTCAGCTTATATTTACGCTGTATTAGTGGCTGCCGGAGCATACACACCAACTGCTAACGAACAAATCACTTTAAAAGTAGACGTTGATTAATGAGGTTACAGCCTGTTAATTTATTCGGTACTAAGAAACAGTCGGGGATTGGGAATATATGGTTCTCAGTCCCTGAACTTATTGGATTAACTCCATTAACTGCTTCAAGTGCTTTTACAATTAACGGTGAGAACTTGCCACTAAATGGTACGGTTCAGGTAACATGTTCAAATAATTTAGAAATAACGGACTTTTTAGCCGGATACCCTCCGACATGGAGTTCAAGTTTAACTATCCCTTATCAAGGTTATAACTTAGCGACTGCTCCACAAGTAGGTTCTAAATGCTTTCAAGTTAGATTAAAGAATGTTCAATACGGTTACTATAACGAATCATTAACTTGTACCGTAGGGAATATTAGTTCAGTTTTAAACTGCTCAGGGTATAATCTTACTTTGGATTCCGATGCTTTATCGTTTATAAATGGAGCTGGAATAACTAACTCACAACAAATGAGTGCTATTGATTATTTAGTAGTCAATTTAAAAAGTGCTGGTATTTGGACTAAATTAAAAGCGTGTTATCCATTTGTAGGTGGAACATCTGCAAGGCATTCATATAACCTTAAAAACGTAGCTCAGTATCAATTATATTTTGGTGGTGGATGGACGCACGTAAACACTGGAATACGTGGTAACGGAGTTAATACTTACGCTGATACAGGGCTTTACGATATAGCAATGGGTCAAAATAGTATTCATTATTCTTTGAATGCACGAAATACTGGTGCTAATCCATTAGGGTTTGATATGGGTGCTTATAAGATAGTTGACTTTCCTTCTTATATGATTATAAGCTATGGAAATACTAACATAATAACCCGACTTAATCAATATGTTGATGATATGGCAGCGAATACAGATACTCACGGATTTTATACCATTTCACGTACAGGGGCTAATACTTCAGCAACTTTCAAGAATGGAACTAAAATAATCAACTCAACTTATGCAAGTGTAGTTCCTAATAATACATTTACAACTTATATAGGTGCTGTTCATTATTCAGGTGGTTCGCTTTATTCAACTTATAAAGAATATAACTTTGCGAGTATTGGGGACGGGTTGACGGATACAGAATGTCAGGATTTAAACACAATAGTAATTAATTACAATAATATTTTATCACGATGAGAAAAACTTTAAAGGTTGTTGCATTTGGTGGTGGACCAGTTGTACCTTCATATGACACAGATGCACAAGCATTTATAACAGCCGCAAATATAACAGATAGTACACAAAAAACAGCCATTAATACTTTAGTAACTGATTTGAAAACATATTCTATTTGGAATAAGATGAAAGCGGTTTATCCGATGGTTGGAGGTACTGCAAGTACTCATAAATTTAATTTAAAAGACCCAAGAGATTTGGATGCCGCATTTAGATTAGTATTTAATGGAGGAATGACTCATTCAAATACAGGTATTTTATTTGGTGGAGTTAATGGTTATGCTGATTCAAAATTAAATTTATTTAATAATTACGGAAGTTCTTATAATAACCATTTTTCTGTTTATTTTAGAACAAATAACAAAAATTCGGAAAAAATAGGGGCAAATGATGGAAGCTATTATAAAGGAATGTCAGCTCATATATGTTATTTCGACCCAGATAATACTTATAATGATAATATGGGTAGAAATAGCGTTTCAAATACTACTTATGGAAATTCTGCCGCATTGCATATATCATCTTTACTTTCAACTACTTCGCAAAAAATGTACAGAAATGGAGTTTTAAAAATTAGTGGAAATGCTTTTTCTGGTTATTCTTTTCCGTCTGTTAATTTTTATTTTGGAGGATTATGTGAAAATGGAACAGCAACATCCTTTTCAAACAGAGAAGTAGCATTTGGAAGTATAGGCGACGGACTTACTGATACAGACGCATCTAACTTATACACAATAATTCAAAACTACCAAACAATTTTAAGCCGAAATATATGATAGTATATAAACTAAAATCACAAGACGTAGACAAGGTAAAGGGCGGACAATTCGCACCTGATTGCTACTTTAATCCCGTTCAAGATGTTGACGGAAACTGGATAATCTCAATAGAAGAGTTAGAAGGTATACAAAATCCTGACTTCATGTTTTTAACTTTAAAAGAAGATGGGGAGTATATTAATGTAACTCCGATAGAATATAAACCTGTACCACCACCTCCGATGCCATGAAATTTAGCGACCTAAAATTCACAAGTGCTGATATGGTTAAACTCGTTGGTTTCTTAGGTGTTATCGGAATGATGTGGGCTGACCTTAAAAGCTCATACGTTTCAATGCAAAAAGATGTCGAGTTTTTACAATATCAAATCAATGAGATTAAAAAAGAAAATCCTAAGATAGCTGCTGTACTTCCAAAATCAATAGAATTAGAACGTGAATAATTATTCTTTAATAGGTGTTTTAATAGCTTTAATCGGAGTCCTTAAAGGTAAAGATGTATGGGAATATTTAAAGTCCCGTAATGACTCAAAAGGAAACAAAGATTTAATAAAGTTATACGAAACACAATTAAACGAATGTAAAGAGCGTTCCGATGAACTGACCAAAAAGAACGAAGCATTATCG